CCTGCCCTGCCCTGCCCCTGCCCCTGCCCCTGCCCCTGCCTGAAATGCAATCGCCCGGCGGGGAACCAGATGGCTCCGCGCCGGGCGATGCGTCGAGCGTTCCTCTCGGCACTACTTCCTTTCTGGGGTCCAGTTGGCAAATTGCCTGCTGCGGTCAGCCTGCCCGCTCGCGGCGCACATCACGACAAGATCGCGAAGCGACGGTGCGGAGAGGAACGCGAAGCAGTGTGATTCCCAGTGGCCGGACGATCTGTTCCGCCATGCGTAGTCATGGAAGAACATCCTGCGGCGAACTAGCTCTGCTCCCGATCCGCCAGCCCGCATCACGGCCCACCTCACGCCGACGTTGCCGTCCTCTTCGTCGTACGGCAAGCCTTCGTAGTCCATTGCGCGGCGCATGTCCGGCACGAACTGAAGCGAGGCCAGCATGGCAGGCACGGTCAGCACCCCATCGATGCTGGGCCTCCACCACTTGCTCGGCAACTGGAAGCCCTTGGAAGAGCTTCGCTTTGCGGCGGAGTGTTCGTGGTGCCAGATTCCAAGCATCGTGACGTCAAGGCGAAGGCCCGCCGCCAACTCCTCGCCAAACTTCCTCCTTTCTGCGGCGGATCGCGGGGCGCGTCCGTAAGGCATGACGTTTTTCGGATCGATGTTCACGCGGGAGAATCCGCTACGGCGGAAGCGGCCTTGGGCCTTGAGAATCTCGGTCTTGATGATTGCGGCGTTCATTTGCATTCCTTTCTTGGAGTGGTTTCGGTCAACGAGCAAATCGATAGGTAACACAGCCTAGAAACGGTCCTGTCATCGGGCTGGGGCTTCGCGGCGAATCCGCGCCACGCCTCTCTTCATGAACGATACGAGGCCTTTCGCGCCGCGGACGGTCGTGTCGAGTGCGAACCACTTCTCGTCAGAGCATCGCTCGCTTGGCGTGATCATGACCATGGCATCATCTGCGCCGCGGGCGAAGGGGGGTAGCAAAGAGCAACTGACGGTCACCCCGTCCTTGAAGCGGCACTCGACTTCGTCGCGTCCTCGCGTAGTGACGGTCACCCCGTCAAAGTTGGCGGCGATGATGCGAGCAAGGTCAGCAGAAATCGTGCGAGCGGTAAACTTTGACGCGAGGGTTTCGGGGGGTGCGTTCTTCATCGTTCGGTCCCTTTCTTGGGATTGGCTTGTGGGTCACAATCGCCCACTCCCTTTATTATGCCCCATGGGGCGTATCGGGGCAAGCCCAGTAAAAGCCTAGGAAAGCCTAGGGAATGACCTAGGCAAGACCGCCCTGCGCAAAAGAAGGGAGGGGGAGCAGCAGTGCCGCCCCCCCTCCCAGATTCCTTCCTACTTACTCGCCGGCCGCAAGATCAGCGACAGTCGCAGGCGTCCCCGCAGTCGCACTCCTTGGCCGCTTCAGCTTCCCCATGGCAACTGGCCGCACTGGCCTTGAGCCCTGCCCTGGTCGCCCTGGACTCCGCTCGAGCGGCCCGAGAAGACGCGCGGCACTGGACCCGGGCCGCACGACGATGCGTTCGACTCGCGCGACCATGACATCCGCTCTCGGGCTCTTCGCCGTGGCACGAAGCGACAGCAGCTCCATGGCACGACGGCACATCGGCCTGGGCCTGGTCCTCGCCGTGGCACGACTTGCGGCCATGGCAACCAGACACCGACGTATCGGCCGGAGCGCCGGCCAGCAGCGACCCAGCCACTGCCAGCACGAAGGCCACGGCAAACACCATTCGAGAAATCATGCGATCAACCCTTTCGTGAACGTGACACCGAACACCGCACAACGCGGAAGACTACTCACGGATGCAAGCGTACCACCGTCCGCTGGAAGACTGCGCGGCACCAACGTCAGCGCGACTCATATCCAGCTTGCTGTCTCGCCGCCCGTTCTGAGGATGGAAGCAGCAGGCCTGGATCGCCGCCTCTCGCGTCGAGCCTTCGCCAACACCCTCGCGGCCACCGTTGCCGCCAAAGTGCCCGAGCCCGCCGCGAGCCGCCATGATCTCGGCGACACCCTGCGCCGAGGAGGTGTTGCCGGATGCCGCGCAGTTCGGCCCGGTGCAGGTTGCCACGCTGCCACTGCTGCGGGACCTGCGGCGAAGAGGGCCGGCCTCGGCTGTCGATGCGAGGAGCGTTGCGGCCAGTGCGAGCAAGAGGATGCGGGTCAGCATCGTGTGGTACTCCGGTAGGTCAAGGGTTCATCAACCAAAGACCAGACCGTACCAGACTCACCTATAACCCTGCAAGGCTATTTGGAGCCCTTACGCTTGGCCGGCTTCGATTTGGCCTTCTTTGCCTTTGCCTTCTTTGCCTTCTTTGCCGGCTTTCCGCGCCCCAGCGGATCGCGGACGAACGAGCATGCGGCCCGCTTGTCGATCAGGATGTCGGACCCGAAGCGAACGAACGGCAGGCGTCCCTTCTCTGCCAGGGTCCGGACGTACCGCTGGTGAACCCCCATGAGTTCAGAGGCGGCCTTGGTCGTAACGAAGTTGTCGAGATCGATGGTGTTCATGGCCCAACAATAGCCCGCTGGAGTTCAATGGTCAATTGCCGCCGGCCTTCACGCCTGCGGATTTCTGGCAACTCTTGCAGCCCGGCTTGCACTTCTGGGGAATCTTCAGGTCAGGCTTCCACTCGCCATTCTTGCACGTGCCGCCACACCCGCACTCGTCCACGGGCGCAGGCGGGGCCGGGGCCGGATCGAGCGGAGCGAATGTCGCGTAGGCCGCAGACACCGAAGCGAAAGACTTTGCCTTTGCGCGATCGATGTCGTGCGGATCAGCAGACATTGCGGCAAGCCATGCCAGCAGTGTTCGGTAGATGGTCAACGTAAGACTCCTTAACCGTGGTCGATCCACTGCGAGATGGCCGCCGACAGCCGGACAAACAGCCACCACGCCGCAAGAACCAAGATGACACCAACCGCGCTTCCGATGGCGGCAAGGCCGGCAATCCATGCAACGATTTCAAACAGGATTGGGTCCATCACCACCCCTCCGAGTGATCGACCGCAGGGAATCCATCAGGCCCAGCGCCGTGAACGAGCTGCCGCTGGCTGGCGTCTTGCTTCGGCGGGGCCTCGGCCGACATCGCGACCCACAGCCCAAGCCTCGCCACGACGCGTGTCAGCCGTGCGACGGCGCTGACCAGCGGACGATCAGGCTTTGGCGGATTGGGGTTCACGGGGCTTGCCGGCGACGAACCAAGCCACCACCCAACAATCACGGCGCATGCCATTGCGGTAACGGTGCTTCTCGGGAGACTCATCGGGATGCCTTTCACGGCGAGAGTGAGTAGGTGCCACTGGAGTGATTCATCAGCCCGAGGCGGGCCGGCTCAAGGATCGGTGCGGGCTGGAACCAATCGCGGTGGTTGACCGGCCGCCAGGAGAAGCCCCCGACAGACCCGACCGCAAACGAGTCGGTACTCTCGCCGCCGAGCATCCGGTTCACGACAGGCCGTCTGATCCAGAACGACCCTCGGGGCATATCGTCGGGCCAGCGGTTCTCCTGCGATCCGATCCACGAAGGCCCCCAAGAGTTGAGGCACAGCAGCGCGTCTTCCGGCGAGCCGTTCTTCTTGTACCTCACGGAAATCAGGCACATGCAGTGGTTCCACGTGCCGCTAGGCTCCGCGTATCCACCGGGGGAAAGGCTTGACGAGAAGCCCTGTGAGGAGCAGACGGCAATCGGGAACCCTGACTCGATGGCCGCAGCGGCCTCGTCAAAGTTCCTGATCGCTGCAACGTGCTGCGCGGGATGCGCCTTCACGAACACATCGAAGCGGCCCTTGTCTCCGGAGCCACCATTCCCAAAAGCTCCCCACTGCTTCGCTCGCTCGGCCGAGTAGGTCGTTAGGTCGTGGCCGCCGGCGTTTTCCCTGAACGCCACACCCCAATCGCGAACGAACCTCGCGCACGCCGCTCCGTACGATCCGTCGCTCCAGCCACCAACAGCAGAAGACCCGGAGCCGTCCTTCGATCTGGCCTCGACCCTCGAGCCGCCGTAGACGCTTTCAGTGGCGACCATCGGCGGAGGGTTGGCAAGACGGCCTGTCTCCCAATCCACACACATCGCTATCCAGATCGCATGCCCCCATCCCCATGAAGTGCAGTCGCCGATTCCCTGCCGCCCAACCTCCCAAGGCTTGCCGTAGAGCGCTTGGTGAGCCTTGTAGGCGCTGCGGTACAGGAAGGTGTCTTTGCCTTCCGCCTTGGCGATAGCTTCGTCGCCGGCGTTCTTGAAGAAGCCCTCGGGGCCAAACTCAGCCAGAACGTCTTTTGTTCCCTCTGGGTTCGGCTCGTATCCAAACCGAGCCTCGATCCGGTCGAGAGCGCGATTGGCGGCACGCTCCGCAAGCGTCCCGATGATCGCGAGCAGGACGACTGCTCCGACGCCGGTCCATGTCAGGGTCCTTGCTCGTTGGGTCACGATTACCTCCCGAGTGATTCACCAGCCGCCTTTGACACCGTGTCCAGAGCGCGGACCCACTTCTCGACCTCTTCGGCCGTCAGCGGCCCGCCCTTGCTGCCGATCTCCTTGTCGAGGTAGGCGGCGATGAGATCGATAGCCCGAGGCTGTCGATCCGCAAGGCTGATGCCGTGCGTGTACCCTCGCCTGGCCTTGGCTCTCAGCTCGGCCATCTGGGATCCAGTGACGAGCCTTGGGTTGGCGCTCTTGCGGTCATCGTCGATGAACCACGCCAGATCGGCCATGAGGCACTGGGTCGTGGTGGCATCCTCGGCGGCTGTCTCGCCGACCCACGCGCCGCGGAGGTCGATGTCTCTGGAGACGTCGGGGGTGGGTTGCGGTCCAGGGGTGGGCCGGACCAAATGTGTCCAGGCGACAAGCCCCCACGGCACCAGCATCATGGCAACCATGGCGGGGTGGACTGACGGTGTCCCGGAAAGGCCCGCAGGAGGCCCAGGAAGCCCCGGAAGCGGCAGGGTGTCCGAGGTGTCGCTTGGGAGCGGAGGGAGGCCTACGGGGCTGCCAGACGGCCTCTTGGCGTTTGTCCACATCATCCAAGCGACGGCGGAGGCAATCGCGATCAGGGTTCCTGAGTTCATGCTGGCACTCCCGGTTGCGGAATGTCTGGGTTGGGGATGGTCGTTCTCACGATGCGCAGGACTTGCTCAAGCGCACCGTCGGCGAGCGCCAACACGAGAATGCGGACGCCCGGCTTGGCGACGAACCAGAATGGCTGGAGGTACACCGGGACAGCAAAGCCGGCCACGCTGTCAAACAGCGTCCCGACCAGCGACAGCGCCCACTTCTTCTTGTCCTTGCCGTCGGCAGGGATGGACTCAAGGCCAGACACCGAGAGCTGTAGCAGCTCGATGACGAGCCGCCCGAGCTTCGCGAACGTCATGCCATTTTGGGCCTGAGCGATAGCGTTCGCGATGAATGCCGAGACAAGAGCGTTGAGCTGGTCGGGTGTGACGGTCATTGGGCCTTTGCTCCAACGATGAGGATTTCGTAGCTGGACGATGCGTTCGTTGCGGTGATCACAAGGGAGCTTCCCGATGCAGCGGTTGACACGCCGGTGGAGGGGAGGTTGTAGAAGGCGACAGCGCCGACGGGGAGAAGTACGGCCATCTGCCCGTAGTCCATCTCAAGCGGCCCTTCGCCGGTGTTGCGAATCCAGATAGAGTTGATGGAGACGAATCCAACCGTCGCGTCCTCGCCAAACACCACGACAGGCAGCGCCGACAGATCGAGCGTGTCGGTGCCGGCCGCTGCAACATCGCGATCCGCCTGCCAGTGGAAGTTAGACTCCCCGGCAACGATCGGATACGAGACGTTTGCGGACTCGACTGCGCTGCCGTCGGTGATGATCGAGCTCACAGAAACCGACCCGCGAAAAAGGTATGTCATTGCTCTATTCCTTTCGGCCAATGATGACGATGCTGTAACTGATGCTTCTCGTTCCCATGTTCGCGATATGAAGATACCGCGAGGCCTGAGTGACAGGCCATCCAGGCTCTCCGTTGCAAAGGCCGGCCCAAGCGCCAGGGTCGAGCCTCACCGAGTACGTGCCTGATCGGTTCGTTGGGTTTGCGCCTACGTGAAGGATGTCCCCGGACAGAGAAGACAAGTTCTCGACCGCAACCATCTCGATCACGGAAAAGGCAACGCCAACAGAAACGCCAAGGATGTCGCGAGCCGTCTCCTTGAGGTCGATGGAGTCCAATCCTCCAGCGGCAACAGTGCGCGTTGCGTGGTAAGTGGCCGCGTCGGTGTCTGCGTCGCCGATCTCGCCTGTGCTGATTTGCGAAACCGACTCGCGGCGAGTCCCGAGCGGTGCCTGCTCGATGTTGATGGCTGACAGGAGTAGCTGGAGATTGGCTTTCACGGCATCTTCTCCAACATCTTCCTGATCGCTGACACGGTGAGCCGATGATACACCGCTGCCTCGCGAATTGTCTGCATTGACACTCTATGCGTGCGGTTGCTGGTGATCCTGCCCCACGTATCAGGCAGCAGTGACCGCACGATCGAGTAGTTCATGCCCGGCGGGGCCATGATGTCGATGCGGTTCTTGGTCTTCCTGTGCCGGCACGAAACGGGGATCTGCATCAAAGCCTCACGGTGCTTGTCGTGGCGGCCGGGCCATGCGACTCAGGGCTTCCGCAAGCCTGAGCATGGCAAGATCGCTCACGGTTACGTGCTGGCGGCCAGCCTCGTTCACGGAAGCCACTGCGTCTGCCGCCTCACGAAGAAGCTCTTCGTCTTTCGCGCGGCGTTCTTCGGCGGTTGCCTTTGCAAGCTGCTGCTCCGCCTGGAGGATGAAGTCGGATGATCGCTCGATGCTCACGGTTGCTCCTTTGAGTGTGGTTTGGCGGGAGTGTAGCACGGCCAAAGCTATTCGATGGGCTGCGACCCTTCCGTGATGCCGGCCACCTCTTTCCTCGACGCCTCGATAGCGCGGCTGACAAGGATTCTGGCGGCTGTGGCGATGAAAGGCAGGCCTTTCTTGGCTGCGGCTGAACGAAGATGCTCAACAATTTCCTCGAGCCGCCGCCAGCACTCATCAGCGCCCCAGCTATCCATCAGCGCCGCGTATTCATCGCAGCCGCAAGAGCCGTCGCTGCGCACTCCCCACCACGCCAAAGACTTCTTGAGCTGGCATCCCGGGCCGCAAGCGTAGATGGCGATTCGCTCGTGAAACTCTGCCGGCGAGTACCTGCGGACAAGGTCCCAATAAGCAGCGTCAGGGATGTCAACCACGGAGCCGAGGCCAGGCTCCTCGCGAACGACGCCGCTGTACATGATGGCGGCGACGTATCCGGCCGGACGCATGTGCGTGACGGCTTTGATGGCATCGAGAAGGACGAGCATTACGGCGGGGTCCCCACGGGGGTGCAGGCATTCCACTGGGACAAACTGGTAACTAGAGTGGCGCTGAAGCTCAATTGCGTAGTCGGCGTGCTGCTGCCGCACCCGCAATTCAAGACCACTTGACCAGAGGTTCCGCCGCTAATGTATCTCCCGGCAGCCCCTGGAGGACAAATCACTCCGTTCTCGGATCCGTCGCAGGGCATGCCGTCCGGGTAGATGTAGATCCCTAGCGCGGTTGCGAAGTATGGGTTTCGGTAGCACTTCCTCCAACGCGCATCGGTCGCGTAGTTGACGCTTCGCGTGAAGCAGTAACACGATCGTCCGCCGCAACAGCAGTCCTTCGTGTTTGCAAGCCCGCCGCCTGCCGCCAGAAGCTGCCCGTTGAAAGTGATGAGCCCCATTTCACCCACCCGTATAGGTCGGGACGCACTCGGCCAAGCCAATGTCGATCGGAGTGTCTTCTTCCACGGAAACAACCCAGACCTTCTTGCGGCTAAACCTGAGCTTGCTCGACGTTACCCCGCCGCTTGTAGTGCTGACGATGGCAGCATCCCAGACCACAGACTGCTGATCCATTTCGCAGTCGATGAGGTAGTAGAGGCCGTCGTCTGCCTTGGCTATCGCAACCCACTTCCCCGACAGAACTTTTGACCTGTAGTTGTAGGCCGTGATCGTCTCGCCAGAGAACGTGAACGACTGCGACGAGCCCTTGCCCCAGTCTGCGGTTGTCGTTGACACCTTCACGGAACTGCCTGCGGCCGATGCCGAGAACCTCGCGAGTGCCAGCTTTCCAGACCCAACCCCCTCTTTCCAAAGAAGCTCAAGCTGGCCCGACGTACCGCTCGCAAACTGAGACGAGGATGCCGCCAACGCGAGCCTCGTATGCGCGGCGTCTGTCACGGAGGCAACGCACTGGACGATGCCGGCCACAGCAACCCACCCAACGCGGCCCGGCTTGATCGGCTCAAGCGTGACCGCCACAGAGTCCGTTGGCGATGCCGCAGTTGCGGTCGTGATCGCCAGCGTTGGGCTTCTCCTGAACTGCGAGTTGACGGCCTGGGTTGCGGCCGGGCCAGGCGCACCGACGATGCCAGTGATCTTTGCGGCCCCGAACATCGGCAGCAACGAAGCGCCGTTGTTCTTTGCCAAGAGCCGACAGTTCGATGCATTTGGCTGTGGAGACGAAACCGCCGTCACGGATGTCGCGCGAGCCTCTGCTCCCTCGCGAGCGTCAACCGCTGAGTTCACGTGCCTCGCAGACATCGCAGTAAAGACGTTGTCGCCCGGAGAGACTCGACCGTCTGGTGTCGGCATTAGGTTGTTCCGATCCCAAGGGTTGAGAAGTCGCCGTCTTCGGCAACGCGATCAACGTATACGTAAAGAGGCACCTTGAATCGATGGTCCGATGTGGTGTCGTCGCGGTAGACGATCCACAAGTAGTCGTGCGCTCCCTTGGTCACGAACTGAACGTCACCGACCGATTGGCTCACAAGGTTTTCGCCAGCAAGAAACTTGTACATCAGCGAGATCGGGCTGTTGCCGCGTTCGTCATCCCACTGGTGGGAGCCTGTCGCTCCCAGGAACATGACTTCGCCGGCAGCGAAGGTGCGGAAGGGCTGTAGGTTGACCTTACCCGTCATGGTTCGCAGGAGCTTGACGTAGTCCCATGTCAGCGTGAAGTTCGGCACGTCGTACGTCTCAGTCCATGAAAGCTGCCTTGCGGGAACGTCAACGCCGGCAACGTCATCGTCGCGCACGTTGATCGCCCCCTTCATGTCGGGCGCTGTTTCTCCTGGGGCGGCATATCGATTCTCTGATATCGCATTGGTGATGTGCTTCGTCGCGCCTGTCGTGTCGAAGGTTCTCTGCCGTTTCCGTACAGGCTGAGACTCAGCGTCAGTCCCTAGTGACTCAAATACCGCCGTGACCTTCCACGCATCCGCGCCGAGGTGCGCGAGTCGATAGTGATCGACAAGGAATACGTACGGCGGGATCGAGTAGAGGCGATTTGTCGTCAGGTACGTGTTTGCGTAGGCGTGCACCGCGAGATCGGACGTCGTGCCACTGACGAAGAAGTTTCGCTCGATGCTCGACTTGGCTCGCTTGCCGAGACGAAAAATCTGCGCTTCTCGACTTGGCGTCTCTTCGGTCCAAACGATGCTCATGTTCCAAACTCCGCGTTTGCGATCTTTTCCGTGGCTCTGGCGGTTCTCTCGGCTGCGTTGACCATCCTGTCGGACAGCGTGTCCGAATAGCCCATGCCGCTGATTGCGTCTGCTGCGAACGTGCCAGCGCTGCTGAACTTTGCAGACTCCTGGCCGACCGCTTCGCCTGCCCGGTCCATCTGCTCCATGGCGACCTGCTGTTTCTGCTCTTCCCTCTTGGCGGCAGCGACGGCGGCAACCTCCTCGATGCTCATGGCAGGCGCGGCCTTCGCTTCTCGCTGACGGCGAGCGGTTTCCGACAGAGCCGAGAGGCCGGCGACTGCTTCGGCTGCCTGCTTCTGGCGATCGCCAGCTCGTTGCTGCGTCCGGCTTGCTCGCTCCTTCTTGGCGTTGTCGTTGGCGGCCTTTGCGGCCTTCGCGACAGCCTCGTAGTCCATCGAGCCGTCAAAGTAGCTGCGGATGGTGTCGAGAACCCTCTTGATCGGAGCGGTGATCGCGTTCCAGTACTCGACAAGCTTGTCCACTCCACCGGTCCAGATGTCGTAGATCGAGCCCGTGAAGCTCTGCCAGAGGCTCGCAATCGTGTTGGTGCCGCCCATCAGCCCCTCGACCATCGACGCATACATATCGCCGAATGCGTTCTGCGTGCGCTCCGTGAAGTAGTCCACGTACCCCATCACCTCGATGGTGCCGCGAAGCCACGCAGCAGAGAAGCCTTGCCAGAGGATGTCCATGGCGAGCGACAGGTCGCCTGCTGCGATCGCGTCGTTGATGCCCGCCATGGCAGTGACAGCCGTGGCCTGGATGTCCGTGAACGCCGCAGTGGCCCGAGCCGCAGCCTTGTCGAACCCCTGCCCCATTTTTTCGATTCCGCCAGCCGCAGCCCTCGGAACCTCCTGGGCGCGGCTCGCGACGTAGGACAGGCCGACAGCCACAGCCCCCAACGCACCAACCACCAGAAGGATAGGGGCCGCAGCAGCCGCCCACGCAGCCGCAGAGCCCCCAGCAGCCGCCACGCTCATCGTAGCCGTGGCTACCACGTTCGCCCCGTAGGCGATGACTGCGGAGACCGTAGACCACACCCCAGCAGCGACAGCAACCATCGACCCAATCACCATCCTGCCAGAAGACACCAGCAGGCCGATCGGAGCGAGCGCCAGCTTCGCTGCCGCGGAAAGCCCCTCCAGCGAAAACGCTGTCAGCCGAATCGTGCTGCCGACCGCGATCAGCACCCCGCCGGCAGCAACAGTGCCAGCAGCCATCTTTGCCAACTGGATCACGGTTTCCGAGTTGTTGCGGGCATACATCGCGATGCCGCCAGCCGCTGCCGCCATCGTGTCCATCATCGCGCGGATGCTTGGCGTGAGCGCGTCGCCAACCTCAAGAGAGATCGCCTCGACCGCAGAGTCGAGCATGCGGAACGACCCACCCAGAGTGTTCTCCATGATGTCGGCGGCCTTCTTGGCAGCCCCCTCGCTGTTCTCCAGCGACTCGGTCAGCGTCTCCAGCGAGTCCGTTGCGCCCATCAGCGACACGATGGCGTTGCCGCCAAACGTGTCGAAGATGTCAACGAGCTTGGCGATCTTCTCGGTCGAGTCGAGATCCTTGGTCTTCTCGTTCAGGTCTTTCAGGATGTCGATGAGCGGCTTGAGCTTGCCCGTCTTGGGGTCTTTGACCTCAACACCCAAAGCCTTGAGCTTCTTCTGCTCCCCGGTCAGGCCCATGATCACTCGTCGCATGGCTGTGCCAGCCACCGACGCACCGGCACCTCGGTCAGCCAGAACGCCAAGCGTCGCGGTCAGCTCCTCGAGGGAGACTCCAGTCTCCTGGGCGATGCCGGCGGTGATAGACAGCCCCTCGCCAAGCCCCTGGACCGAGGCATTGGACGCATTCGCGCCCTTTGCCAGTACGTCGGCGACCTTGCCGGCCTGGTCCGTTGGCATCTTGAACGACCGCAAGGCCGCGACCGTGATGCTTGTGGCCTCGCCCAGGTCGAGCATCCCGGCCCGGGCCAGGAGCAGTGTTCCGTCGATGCCGGTCAACGTCTCCTTGACGGTGAACCCTCCCTGCCCGAGCGCTTGCATCCCGTCTGCGACTTCTTGAGCCGTAAAGCTCGTTGTCGCACCGAGGTCCATTGCCTTTTGCTTGAGCGCCGCGAAGTCGTTGCCGACAGCGTCCGTGACGGCAGCAACCGATGCCATCGTGTCCTGAAACTGCGATGACTTGACGAGCGCCCCGACGAACGGTGCCGATGCCGCAACCCCAAGACCAACGACGCCGACGCCGGCGTTGTTGATGCTGACCCCGACGTTTCGGATGTGCTTCCTGAGCGTGTCGAGGCCGGTGAACAGCTTCCGAGGATCAGCGCCGATCTCGACTACTGCTTGGCCTGCTCGGATTGCGGCACTGGACATTTACCACCTCCGGAAAAGATCCGCTCGACTTCCTCTGCCGTTGGCACCCTCTTCGGACGATCGAGGTATGGGTGGTAATCGAAGACCGTCTTGGCCGGCGAGCTGTTTGTCCTGTTGTTGTTGAACATCATCGCCAGGATGCTGCCGGTGTGCATCCACCGCTCTTCTAGCCAGCCGGTTCTTCTGGCGCAGAGTTCTCGGAGAGTGCAATCGTCGGGGGAGACTCCAAGGACTCCGGCACAGTCGTTGGCAAGCTCCCACCACTCTCCGAATCGGGCGGGCCTTCGGCAATTTTTGCCTCTGCCTTGAGAAACGCCGCCTCCATCGTCTCGTCTGCCTTTTTCAGCAGAGCGCTTAGGATGGGACGGCGCGACGGAGGGTAGAAGTCGAGCAGCGCCTCCTTGATCGCCGCGACAGCATTGTCGATGCCAGCGCCGAACAGACCGTCAGCAAACGACTCTTCGTTGATCGACTTCTGCTCGGCCTGGGACTTGACGAGCGGCCAGAGTGTCGGAACCAAGTTGGACACGTTTCCGGCAACCATCTCCATCAGCTTGCCGTTGCTGAAATCAGCGATGTCGAACCCAGCGCTCTCCACGACACGCTTCAGCGAGCCGCACGTAATCGATATCACCCACTCACGATTCAGACCGTCTTTGAAAGCACTCATGCCAACGCAAGCTCCAAGGAACACGACGCAGTCACAAGCCCATCGAGCGGCTCGCTTCGCGTCACGTTTGAAACGATGAACGTCCCGGACCACCCGGAACCAGAGGTGACCGCCAACTTCGCTCCGTTCATCAGCGGAGTCTGCATTCCTGCGTCTTCGACAACCGTCACCTCAGCGGAGAGAGCATACCCGACGCTGTGGGAATACGTGGCGCGACCCCCAAAGGGCTGAAACTGCACGGTCTTTGCGACTCCCGACCACGACACATCTCGCACGGTTGCCGTGGAGATGTAGGCCCCGATGGAGATCAGGCAGTCTTTTCCAAGCTCGATCACGGCAGCCTCGCTATCAGGCAGAGACTAACGAGATCGTGTACGTCACCGGCCCGTCCAGCGGCTCGCTGACGGCAATGTTTGACACCAGCAGAGCGCCGACTACGTCTCCAACGGCGAGCGTGTGCTTCAGGCACTCAATGTCGACGGTCTGGTTGAGGAACGTGGTCGCGTAGATTTCCCATCCGGCGCTTCCTCTGGCCGACACGCCGGTCGTTTCAGCCTCATCGTTGACGGTGACCTCGATGATGTCGTCGTTGGAGATGCCGGTGTAGGCGGCGACCATATCCTTGCCAAGCACGATTGCCATCTTGCGTCCTTTCGGTTGCGGGTTGTTTGGTGATTGCTAATCGGGATCACGGTCCGGTTGCAGGAGCCGTCTTTCGCTTCAGCGTCACCGCAAATGACACGATGTCGGAGAGCGGTTCCTTGCGCTGCACGTTGGTGACCCAGTACGTGCCGCTCATTCCGCTGTTGGCGTGAGTGATCGTCACCACCGTGTTGATAACCGGCGGCGAGTCAACCATCTCCACCTCGATCGACACATCCTTCATGCCGATCACGGACTTGCGTGACGTTGCGCCGCGAGCAGTCTTGTCGATCTTCTTGCCCTCAACCGACACCTTTACGTCGCGGATGTTGGTGTTGGTGAGGCCGGTGATCGTGGCGTCTTTTCCGAGCGTGTACTGTGGGGCGGCCATGGGTGGCTCCTTGGGTGAGGTGATGTTCAGGGTATCAGTTGTGGTCGAGAAAAGTCACGGCCCGCGAATCTGGTCGCGGAGTTGCTCGGGAATCTTGGAGCGGACCCGGTCCAGCCCCTTCTCCATGTAGCCTGATGGTCGAACCTTCACCACTCTGGTCATGGCGGTTGCCACGAACGAAGAAACTCTCGACATAGGCGAGATAAAGGTGCCGACGAATGCGGTCTTAAACTTCGTCCTTCCGTGGTTGTTCGGGATGCCGAGCGCCTTCTGGTACGGAATCGCTCTGCCCCTGTACCTCAGGTAAAGCCTCTGCATGATCATGCCGCCTTTCTCCTGAAGGCGAGCAAGCCAAGGAGATCCGCGAGGGCCGACAACAACTGTCTTCGATGATTCGTCCCACGCAAAGGCAAGCATGGTTTTCAGGAAGCCTTTCGGGCTTCGATGGCCCGGCCAAGTCGTGATGCGTTCGGGGTTTGGCGATCTCGTCCTGCGCTCGACAAGAGGCTTGCCGTCAAACCTTCCGATCACGACGTTCGTGGCTCGCTTCTTGCGGCCTGTCAGGAACTGCTTCTGCGAGCTGCGATACACCATCGCGCCGGCTCTTCGCAGACCCCTAGCGCGTCCCTCGCCAACCTTCTTGATGATGTGGCGACGGTCGAGGAAGAAGTCGGTCGATACCTTTATGCCTCTCGCCATCAGTACCCACCCATGGCCGTCTTGTACGTCGGGAGAATGACTGCTTCGTACCGGCCCTTCTCGTTGATGCTCGCGTCAAGCCCAAACTCGACTATCGCAGACATGAACGCAGTGCCGGTCGGCCTGAACGAAACCCACTCCTTTGATTCGATGCGGTCAAGAATCTTCTCGGTGATTGACACAGCGTTTTCGATGGCTGTTCGGTCGAGTGGCGGCACCTTGATCGTGATGAACACGGACAGCGTGTAGTCTCGCGTCTGCCCGGCTCGAGAGAGAGCGGAAGGCTGGATCATCCTCGGAGCAATGAGGATGACCGACGATCCCAGCTTCTCGCCTTGCTGATCTTCGTCGTAGCACGTGTCGATGTTGAAGCCGGCGAGCAGCAAGCTCTGCCCAACTCCTGGACACTGCTGAAGGTACAGCTTGAGTGCCTTAGCGGTATCGATGAGCTTGCTCACGATGTCTCCGGTAGATTGCCAATAGTTGCTGCCGAGCGTTTCATTCGCCCTCCAGCGGCTCAGGTGTCGGGACGGGCTGCGCCAAGAACGGCACGATCTCACGCCACTCCACGACCTCCAGTTCATTCGCGAACCGACCAGCCTCGATTCTCTTCCAAGCTTCACTCAGAAGACCTCCCGGCGCAGTCTCCGTGAGGATGTCGGCGCACAGCGCCGCCCGCCCGTCAGACAACAGGACTGGCGAAGCGATGCAGCCCCGGTACGTCTCGGACTCCTGGAATGACTTGAGTCGATCGGCCAAAGCCGCCGGCATGACGATCGCGTAATTGCGCGCGACCTCATACGGCGTTGGCGGAAGCAGGTCGAATATGGTCATCGTGCTACTGCCCATTGACTGATTGAACGGACCATCTGAGTCAGCCTGCCGTCGAGCTTGATAAGATCAACGTCTAGCCCGGCGCTATAAAACGACAACCTCGGACTTGACGCATTGTTTCCGCCAACGCTTGAAGCGTAGACGTAGAAGTTGTCGTTGTAGGGGACTTGCGACGCTAAATTGTTCACCCGGTTCAGTCCATTGACGCGAACTCGATAGCTTGCCGCCAGCGACCGACTGCATCCAAAGAACCCTACGCCGAGTCCGGTGTTGAGTTGCGTGATGTTGGTGCCGTTTTGGCTGCGGACGAACATCGCGGTCAATGTCTCTTGTCCAAAATTGCTTGCTCCAGTCTCTGTGGTGCTGAGTCCGTTGCCCATGTAGACGGTTGGGATAGATGGACTCCGTGTGTGGATCCATACGGAGTAGTGCATATTGTTCTGAGGCAAAGATCGGTGAGCCAGTCGCGTGTCTATCCTCTTTGACAAGCCCCCCAGCAACCCGGTTGTTCGGTTGTAGTCTCCGGTGACAAAGCTGTAGTTGACGGGCGGTGGCCCAACGAGGGGAACGAGCGCACCGCGAAGCGATCTTGCCCCAAGAAGGATCACAGCAGCCCGAAGGGAACTCCAGTTTTCATCAACCTTGCACCCCACCACGAAATCATTGATGGCAACGCAGACTTCGCGCTCCAGCGGCCTACCATCAGCAGCCTCGACGTTGGCGATGTAGACTTGCGCGTCAGCGTCGTAGGCCCGAGGGTTGCCGGGCATTGGAACCGGCACAGACCTACCAAGCAACCCGCGCGGCACGCTTACAGGAGAGTGGCCGGATTGAAGGATGCCCCCGTTCACAGATCCGCCCCCAACGCAGTGACTACGATGGCCTGAGCGACTGAGGTCGTGGCCCGCACGGTCCACGAAGCGTCGGGAAGCACAAGGTTGTTGTACGAGGTAGACACTCGCGTTGTCGCCACGGACGCCGAACTCGTGGCCGCAGCCACCACGATCTCGTCAAACAGGTAGTAGCTTGTGCCGTTGTGCAGAAAAATCCGCACTAGTCCTGCGGTAGATGTTGCCGCACACTTGACGACGATCTCTGCAACTCTAGTGCCAGCAGCCACGCCCGCGATGACCGTGCCGAAGTTCGTTGGTGCCGTCAACGAAGCCTCAAGCGTTGAGATTGCCACAGACGAGATGCGAGGCGTGGTTGCGAAAACAGGTTTTAAGGCCATTATCGAAAGGAACTCCAGAGGTACAGGTCGGTAGTCATCGCCACCTCGTCGGACAGCCTCGCGTTATCAATCGTTCCGGTGAGCTTGGACGCTGACATCCCAATGATGTCAGCGTCCGTCACCGAGGAACTGTTGATTGTCCAGACGGCGCCGGACCCGCTGACGGTGATGTCTCCCTTGTTTCCGTCCGTCACGCCAGCGCCGCCGCCTCCGGTGGCAGACAGCGTTCCTCCAGAAAGCGACAAACCAGATCCAATCGTCGCGGTCGTTACAACGCCGCCTGCTGTGGTGACGGCGACTTGATCGGCCGTGGACCCGATAGCTCCGGCAGAGGTGATGTTTCCGAGGGCGGATAGCGTTGCGAGCGACCCGAGGCCGCTGACGGCCCCGGACGCAATGGCGATGGCCGTGGAACTCGCCGCAGTCAGTCGCCCGTCAGCGCCGACAGTGAACGTGGCAACGCTCGACGCCGACCCGTAACTCGCCGCCGTGACGGCCGTCGCGGCCAGCGTCGGGGACGGGTAAGTGCCGGCGAGGGAACCGCCAGCCGCCCCCGATGGCGCGCGGGAATCGGAAAGCCGTGCGTCGTTCCCGACGCAGAACTGCCCGGCCGAAGTGCCAAAAGCCCCAACCGTCAGAACGCCGCTGGTTGTTGTGATGATCGGGAGGCCGCTGGTCGCGCCGATGGCTCCCGCGTTGCTGATGTTCCCGTGAACGTGGCTCGTCGGCGTTCTCGCGTCGGAGAGGCGGGCATCGTTTCCTTGGCAGAACTGCCCGGCGGAAACGCCGAACGCCCCCACTGTCAGAACGCCAGAGGTGGTCGTGATGACAGGCAGGCCGCTCGTTGAGCCGATGGCGCCAGCGTTGGTGATGTTGCCGTGCGTGTGAGCAGTCGGCGTCCTGGCGTCAGAGAGACGAGCGTCGTTTCCTTGGCAGAACTGCCCGGCTGACACCCCGAAGGCTCCTACGGTGAGGACGCCGCTGGTTGTCGTGATGACCGGGAGGCCGCTGGTCGCGCCAATCGCCCCCGCGTTCGTGATGTTGCCGTGCGTGTGCGAAGACGGCGCGAAGGTGGATGGGATGCCGGTGAGCGACGAATACGCCACTGCCGGACTACTCCCTGCCGTGACGCGACCTTTCCCGTCCACTGTGACCGAGGTGTAGGTGCCAGCGGTCACGCCGCTGGCCGCGAGGGTGGCGGTAAACGACCCCGTGCCGCTGCCCGTGACGTCGCCCGTCAGCGAAATGGTCTGGTCGCCCGTGTTGACGCCGCTGCTGGTGCCGGAGAACGTGCCCGACTGCGTTGCCAGCGACCCGAGGCCCGTGATCGTGCCAACAGCCTGCGTCCCGGTGTGATTCGCCCTGGCGAGCAGGGTTGCATCCGACGAGTTTGCCGTCGCGCCCGTGGCGATACCGTCGAGTTTCGTTTTGGCCGCGCTCGCCGCCCACCACGCCGCGACAGCTTGCCAGACCCGCTGGACCGTGAACGCCAGGCGTCCGGTGTCGATCCCAGCTTCGGCCTGGGCCTGCGTGACCGTGGCAGCAGACCACTCGCGAGAGTCTGTCAGCCGCGAGTCGTCCGTGAGGACGTAGCTGCCAGCAGCCTGCTTGCCGTCGAGGGCCGCCTGAAGCCCCGTGACGTCGGCAACAATGTGGCCGTGCGTTGAGGGCGGGAACGTGGATGGCTTGCCTGACAGGTCCGCCCACGACGTCACGCCGGGAGTGATCGTGATCGTGATCGTGCTTCCGGCCGTAGCAATCGATCCGCCAACCACAGCCAGGGTGACGGCCCCGGAAGCGCCGTTCAGCGTCAGGACGCCAGCCGTGTCACTCCCTGCGTACCACGGCATCTCATTGCTCCTGCACCAGCCGGCTGTGGATTTTGAACGCAGTCCTGAAGTTGTCCCACTTCCACACCTCGAGGCCGGGGGGCGACAGCACCTCGTAGGAGAGAACGACCGTGCCCTTGGCCTCGATGATGACGTCCCCGGCCATGGGCTCCGGGAACGGCATCTGGTCGAGCGAGATCACGAAGTCCCGAAGCTCCCACCGCTGGACGATCCCGTTCGCGCTCACGACATCAACGGTCGAGCTCGTTGCCGACGCGATGCACGGATGCGTCAGTGACCCGCGACGGTACGACACCCAATTGCTGGTGTGCTGCACCTGCATGCCGGTCAGCCATTTCGACGCATCTTCGATGACGTTTGGCATTGCCGGCCCCGATCAGGTCACGGACGGATGTAGACGAGCGCCGTGGAGTTGGCGTCGGTGGCCGCCCTGAGGCACTTGCCGATCAGCGTGTTCGTGCCGACAGTCGCCGTCACCAGCTTGGCCGTGTTGTCCCAGTAGACATCCGCGCCCATGGCGATTGCGGTGCTGGCGGCAGTGGACTTGGGGGCTTCCCAAGCGCCACGGATGCCGAGCGCGCCCATGCGAAGCGGAAGGATCGGCTGCGACGCGATGCCGAACAGCTTGCCCTGAAGGATCGGGGTGCCGGCTGCGATCGTGTCGGTGGACGAAGGGTTGGTGTAGTTCACCAGCGAAACGTCGTTGACGAAGTTGGTCGAGAGAGCCACGGCTGTTCTCCTTGCTCAGGTGATTGGTTGCTTGGTTCTGTGGTGGTTGGCGACCGTCAGGTTGATCGAATCACGCACCCGGAGACTTGACGGCAGCCTTGGGCTCGACGAAGGCCACGCCGAAGTCCCAGAAGCCGCGGAGGCGGATTCCAAGGACGCTGAAGTCGGCCTCGGCCTGCTCGATGGTCGGCTGCTCGACGCCGCCGAGGAAGCACACCTCGATGAGGGCGAGATCGGACGGGTTTGCCAGAACGTAGAACGCGGTCGCGCTGGCGTTTGCGCCTGCCACGCTCGCGTTGTTGAGGTACGGGCAGACGACCGGCTGGTACTTGCCGGCGTGCGGGTTGGTGGTCGCGTAGTTCTTGTTGCTGGTGTTGTCGCGGATTTCGGTCTGCGACATGAGCTGCCGGCCCTTGGTGTTGAGAGCGGTCGGCATCAGCAGGATCTCGCCGTTGGCGGCCAGCGGCTGGCCGTCGTAGTCGAGTTGGTCGAGGAACGTCGTTTCCATCAGCGACAGAGCATCGACGCTCATGGCCGAGCTTGCCCCGGACGGGATCAAGTTCTTGTTGCCGGCGGTGAAGATGCTGGAGTTGTTGGTGAACAGGCTCCAGAAGACACGGTTCAGCTTGAGAGCGCCGCCTCGGCCGATCATCTGCGGCATCGTGGTGAGCGCCCCGAGGTCATCGTTGATGAGCTGCTCTCGGGAGATGTTCGTGGCGATGCCGTACGTCCGGGCGAAGTTTTCGTACTTCAGGTCCGACGCGGCCTTGTTTTCGAAGGCGCTGGTGCCAGACATTTCCTCGAACTCAAACGAGCCGGTGAGTCGGTAGCTGGTGACCTTCTTGAAGTCGGTGACCGGGCGGCTGGCGGCGATCGTCCGCCACGTGTTGTCGACGGCCATGAACCCGGCGAGCAGGAACTTGTTGACCGTGGCCGACAGCACCTGCGACAGGTCGTTACTGGCCCATGCCGCCTGGAGCATGGCCCGACCAGCCCCGGAGTCACGGAAGGTGTTTCGACCCAGGTAGCCGTTCGCAACCGCCGAGGCGTGGATGATCTCGCAGAGCGAGATGCCGCCCTTGTACTGCTTGTCGGCCATCTCCAGCGTCTTGGCGTCGAAGTGCTTCTCAAGGCCCGGCAGCTTGCCGGCGATTGCGGCAGCGGCTTCGATGATGGTGGAGTTCACGCTGGGCGCTCCGGAGACGATGATGTTCGGCGGGGTGGGGCGAGAGTTGCGCAGGTCGTTGACGCTGCTGGCGGCACTGATCTTCGACGCGACCATGGTGGCGATCGTGTCGAGTTGCGTGGCGTCGAGTTGGAGGGCGGGAGCCGGGGCTTGGGCGGGCGTCTGCGGCGCGGCTTGGGCGACAATCGTCTGGGCGGCAGGGGCGGCCGGGGCCGGCGAGGGAGCTGCTGGCGTGGCGGCGGCGGCCGCAATCGCCTGGGGCGCGGCGGGGGCGGCAGGCGTGTTCTCGGGCGTGGCAGCGGTGTTGGCCGGGGCAGACATGGTCATCCCTTTCGATTGAGTCGCTTGGGCTGCGATCTTGGTCATGGTGTTGTCGTCGGCCCCATTGGTCACGACAGCGATGTGGCGAAGGCGTGTCTTGCGGACGATCATGGCCGGGCCTTCAACCTGACGGCCATTCACGGTGCCGACTTGTCCGGCGCGGATGTACTCGGAGGTGAGGGCGGCAGCGCCGATGCTGGCTTGGAACTGAACGCCGGCGATCGAGTGGGCGATGACTTTCTTGCAGTCATCCTCGATGCCGTTCAGGAATGCGGCAACGACCAGCCCCTCTTTTGCGTCCACCGCCACGCTCGTCGTGTTGCCGAGGATGCCGGAGAGAGCCGTGTTGTGGTCAGCGTTGATTGGGAGATTCTTGTCGGTCCAGGTGATTCCCTGGAGATCGACGTAGATGTCCTCCTCGGACCACGGCTGTCGAATAGGGCCGCCAGTGTATGCGTTGATGCGGCAAGCCTTGCCGCCGCTACCCCCGCCAGCACCCATCTTGGACTCGGGTGAGCCGGCAGAGATTCCCACGACCGGCGTTGCCAGGAACTCGACTGGTGCGGTGAGCAGGAGATCGTTCATGCCGTTGTCTTACGCCTCCCTGTTCGGATTTTCAACACTACTGCTTCGGGGGCGCCGGCACTGGCGCTGCCATATTGCGCGGCTTTGTACGCTTCGGCTGCGGCTTTTTGGAAGCCTTCTCGCCATTTGGTGGGCCTTGGTTCGATGCTCTGGCCGGCTCCTCGGAAGCCTTTGCCTTGGGCTTGTCCTCGCCCTGCTTGGGCTCGGCCTGGGGCTGGACATCGCCTGGGTACGGGATGCCGAGGCTCTCGCACATCTTGCGTTCGCGCGACTGCTGCTCAAGCTGCTCCACCCAATCACGACCAGCGGCGGCAAACTCCGTCGCCAGCGTCGTGGTCCTCGAGGCCAGCCGAATCGCCTGAGCCTGAGCGGATGCGACTTCGTCAACCGGAGCGCTCTCGTCCCACACCCAAGACCAGCGCCACTTGGCTACGTCCCTCGCCGCCTTTGGCAGCATCGTGCCGCGAGCAGCCTCTTCGCCCCAAGCCCTCACGCCAGGGTCCATGTGCCGCGTGCGAAGCATCTCGCGACGGATCACGATTGACCTGTAGTAGATCAGGTGATCAAGCCGGCCAGACGAGAAGTTGTAGGACGAGCTGTTGCAGGCCGCGACGTTGAACGGAAGGTTCAAGCATCGAGCGATCTCGTTGATGATTTCGGTCTTGAACCCAGGATAGGTAGTCGTGGGTTGCTCGGCGTTCATCTGGCCGATCTGCCACCCCTCTGGGACAGCCATCATTGATCGAGGCTGGATGTCGAGCGGCGTGAACGGCTTGACGTCTGGCAGATCGTTTGCGGGCGAGGTGGTGTAGAGGATGGCTGCGAAGTCGGCGGCAGTCTCGGCGGCTCCCAGCGTTGCGAGCGTGTACCTGCGGAGCATCGCGAACAGCGGCAGTGCCGGCGTGACCTCGGGGATGCCTCGGTTCTGGGTCGGACGGTCCGCCCGGAACACGTGATGCATCATCGAGGCCGGAATCGGGTCGTACTCAAAGGCCTGGAAGTTCATCATGCTGCCGGGGTGCCGGCGAAGCAGGTGATACCTGGCTGGATTGCCGACACCGTCAAACTCGATACCGTCCACCTCCTGAAGCATCCACGGAGTTGGCGATGCGATCTGGTCGGCCTCGATCAGCCTGAAGTCGAGCTGCACCTTGTTGCGGTCGAGCTGCGGGTTCGTGAAGTGCAGCGCGAACACCTCGCCGTCGATCACGGTGGACTGCACCATGACCCGCATTTTCTCGGACTGCCGCGTGGCTTCCGCCCACTGCCCGTACTCGTCCTCGATGATGCGATCCAAGGCGGCATCGCCGGTGTTCATCTTGAGCGTCGGGCCTGTGCCTACCGTGTCGTTTGCGATGGTGAGCGTGATGCCACGGAGGTACGAGTTGTTGGCGCTCTCGTACCGCGCTCGCATCCGAAGCGTTCGGCGGATGCCTGGACGCTGGCCGGCATCAGCCGTCATCGAGTCAGCCATCACCCAGTGATTGGCGTTCTCGGACGTTGTCTGCGCCGCGTCGTACCTCGCGCGAAGCTGCCGAGGCATCTCCACGATCTTGCGGATCGCTGGAGCCGGCCTGCTGAAGATGCGTGACAGGACACCCATCAGAACCTCCGGTTGTTCCATGCCCACTCGGCGGGGTCGATGCTGGCGAGTTCGTCGGCAGAGAAGACAGCCCCTGGTGGCTTTGCCGTCTGGATTGATACCCCGAAACCAGGCTTTGACATCGCCTTGCGGTTGGCGACGAACTTGATCGCCTCGATGATCTCGGTCAGAGGCCGGGCCGTCATGCTGCCATTGTCATTGCTGGCAGACTGAGGCGAGGCCGCTTGCTGGATCAGCGCTTCGATCAAGGCATCGGTCGGGTTCTGGCTCATGCGGCACCTCCGCAGCCACCGTAGCACCCAGCGACCCGGCCCCGCAAACCGTTTGAACGCTGCGGGAGCCTAGCCGTAGGTCTTCCGCTCCTTTTTCTGGCCTTCGACGCCAACCGTCCTGACCCCGAGGATCGATGCGGCCACGCAGTTGCCAACCAAGCAATCCCACCAGTGATTGTCCTGGCCGACGATCTTCGTCTTCCACTCGTCCACAACCCTGCCCCTCGCCTCCGTGCGGACCGGGGCTTCCGCGAGCAAGTGGTCGCAGAGCAGCCCATGGTTTCCGGACACCGACAGCGACCGGCCCGAGTGGATCGTCAGGCATCCTGGCTCGCCAATCGATGTCTGGAGTCTTGCTACCGAGAACGACTTCCAGAAATTGGTGTCGTACGTCACGTGACGCACGGCCCTCTTTCCTGCCATGCCCGGAATCCTCCAGTTGGTTCCGATCCTGTCGCCAAGCCTCTTGCCGTACTCCGAGAACGGAAGCGACGAAGCTCCGACGTACCTTCCGTGCGACGGCATGAACGTCGTTGAAAGCGGATGCGTTCTGCACACCTGATAGACGATGTCGGTTGATTGGCCCCAGTTTGCATCGACCATGCCTTTGGTGATCCGCATGGCGGTCCCGTTTGCCATCCGGTACTCAACGCCACCGACCTTTGTCAGGCATGCGTTCAAGGCTTCGTGGAGATTCGCTTCAAAGGCCGTTTCCTTGTGCGCGAGTTGGATGGTCTTCTGTGCGTCACGCATCGTGAAGTATTCGCGGCCTTGGTCTGGGTAGGTTCCGTAGCTGATGATCGACCCCGAGAAATCGTCCGTCCAGCCGCACACCATCCAGTACAGGATCGTCTGCTGAACGTCGATGAAGCACGTGAGGTGCGTGGTGCCGTCAGGCACGACGTTTCGCTCAAACCCACTCACCTTCTTCTGGATCACCTCGGCAGTCAGCACTACCATCTGGTCGCTGGAGTCTGGCAGCGGATCGTTCTGGTACTCCGCGAAGAAGGCAGCATCCCCGCGGTCGCACCTGATGTTCATCGCGTGCTGGAGTGCCGAGATCTCGTTTGGGTCGAATCGAGCCTCCCACGCAACCTTCGCGCCGGCATCCATCTGCTCGCGGTGTTCGACGTAGAAGGCGTGCGAAGCTCCGGTGCCGGTTCCTTCCTGCTGCCCTTGGCGGCGCATGTCGAAGTATTCCGCCCACATCTCCACGTTTGTCGGCCACGAATAGATCATCTTCGTGCATTCGCCTTGCCAGCTTGGGTGCTTGGTTCGGTCGAGCATCCGGTGCGCCATGTCATCCTGGGCGACGATGGTGAGCGTCATCAGGCCGGCGATCTTCTTGCCTGGGCCAGCGAGGCCGAGAATTGCTCCTGAGAGGATCGCCTCTCTTGTCGCGCATTGGCTTGGCGACTTCGCGCTCTGGTCGGTCTGCGGATCATCGACAAGGACAATGGTCGGCCGAACGCTGCGACCGTCGTGCCTCTTGTACTTCATGCCTCGGATGCGGCCGGTGATGCCTCCGACGCGAATCACGCCACCGGATGCCATTGACCCAGGCACCGTCGGCAGGATGATCTCGCCCGACGTCCAGTTCATGTGGGTTCGCTCGCCGTTGAGCATCTGGCCGCGCGATCGCTGGTGGATTCCTTCCAGCGCCCTGACAGGCCCGGTCACCTCGGACCAATCCTCGTCGAGGATGTCGTTGTTCTCCAACTCGCTCTTGATCGAGTCGAGCATCTCGGCTGCGTGAGACTCGTCTGCGCCGACCACCACGACAAACTCATGGGCACCGATCAACAGAGCCCAGATGGCAGCAATCTCGCACATCGACGTTTTTCCAGAGCCTCGCGGCATCGCCATGGCAAACAGCTCTCGCTCGAGCACCGCTTTCTCGATCATGTCGATCACGCGGATATGGTCCGGCGACCACGCCATCGAAAACGTCTCGGGGAAATACGCCTCGCAGAAGTACCGAAAGCTCATCATCGCCTTGTCTTTGCGATCCTGATCCTTTGGCTCCCGCACCCACTCGCCGCCGGCTATGTCTCTGCCGGATTCTGACTCCTCTCTCGATCTCCTTGCTGCCGCCTCTCGCTTGGCGTTGTAGGCGTCGGCCGCCGACCTTTCTTCAGCGTCAGGAGACGAGTCCCTCGCACGGAAGAGCCATGCGGCATATCGAACGATGTGGATTGATCGACCATCACCGATCTTCAGGCCGGCACGATTGAGGTGCCTGTAGACGATGCGCGGATTCGTGACTTCGCCAACAGCCGTGCTGTTCAAGACGCGAGCCACCTCTGGCACCGAAAGCTTCTGAAGATTCAGCCGCACGCTATGCCTCCTCGGTGTTCTTTGCCAGCCACGCTGCGTAGGCCAGGAGGTTCATCCTGCCGTTCTCGTCTGCCGGAGCGCCGGACTCGACGTCAGCGCGGATCAGTGCCGCATCTATCGTCGTTCCGCTGGCTTTTCCTAGGATGTCTGCCATCTGCTCGACGGTGAGCGCGGACAAGTTGAGCCCTTCATCGCCTGATGGGGCTGGAGCGGCAGTGGCTGTCATGGCTAAAATAGCCCTCCTGGGACATGGAGGATACATGAGACTCGTTCGGCAGCGTAACGACTTTGACTGCGGCATAGCTACGGCGGCTATGGTCTGCGGGAAAACGTGGAGGGAAGCGGCCAAGCAGACTCCCGATCCAGAGAAGTCGCAGGGGCTTCAGACCAAAGAATTCATGCTGCTGTGCTTGCGGCTTGGGCAGAGCGTGAGCATGGTCTGCGACCCTCGGCCTTCGCTCAGAGGGGTGGAAGTGTCGCCAAGGTGCGTGGCGATCCTCGTCTTGCGGCCCGGGGAGGAAGAGGGCCACTACGTTGCCTTCAGCGACGGCAAGGTCTACGACCCTCACTGCAAGGCTCCGGTTCCATGGAGCGTCTACAGGCGGCGAAGGTGGGGGCTGGCGAGGTGGTTCTTGGTGCGATAGCCCCGAGGCCCCGGCTAGTGCTTCCGGGGCCTCGGGGTTTTGTCGCGGCGGATTACTTCTTCTTCTTCTTCGCGACCTTCTTGGCGGTCTTCTTCCTGACCTTCTTGGTCGGCTTGCCAGCCTTGGCCTTGGCCTTGGCCTTGGGCTTGGCCTTGCCGCCCTTCGGGCCCTTGCCCTTGGCAGCCGTGCGGCCTGCCTTGCCCTTGCGGCCCTTGCCGCCACCCTTCGGCTTGTTGCCGACCATGTCGTCACCAGTCAGGCCGACGTCTTGCGTCGAATCGTCAACGGCGGGAACCATGTCATCGCTCCAGTCGGGCACGGTGAGTTGCACGGTCCCTGCTGCCCGGACGCAGGGACCAGTGTTTCAGAACAGTCCGGCATCTTTCCTGGCCTTGTGGTAGCTGATGAACCAGACGTACTCAGGGCCCTTCGGTAGGTTTGGCTCAAGCCACTCGCGATGCTCTCCACCGTAGACGAAAATCTTCTTGGTCTTGATCCTCTTGCACCATTCGTGCATGCCTCGGCAGAAAACTTGCTTGGCCTTGTCATCGAATCCGTTGCGGCACTGCACCATTGCTGTCGGGATTGATGGAGGGTAGCCGAGGAAGATCCACTCCCAACTGGCTTCGTCACAGAGGTTGATGTTGGGGATGATCTTGTGGCCGGCTTCCTGCCAGTATCGCGAACACCACCTCGCACGGTACGTGTTCCAGATGTTGAAGGCTGTTGGCTCGTCGGTCCATGTCGAGAAGTCTGGCATCACCAGAGCTTCAGGGCGGATCACCGCCATCTTGTCGAGGAACGTGATCGCGTTGTCCCAGATCGCGTGTTCGAAGCGGTGATCGTCAGCGTAGAAGTTGATCACGTGCCCACGCATGCGATCGTCAACGCCGACCGAACTCCACGAGATCAACTGCGTCGGGGCGACGTCTGCGTCCTTGATGTAGACGCGGCGGATGTCGCCATCCCAGAGCATGCCCGGCAGCACATCGGGGAAGCCAAGCCAGTTCCCTGCTGAAAACGTGGCGTCCGCTCGATAGGTCGTGATCGAGTCTTTGGTTTCGTCTACTTGGTGCGGCTCGTCATCGTCTTCGATCTCCTCGTTGATGTAGTCCCGAGGAGGTGCCTGCTCTTCCGGCTCTTCAATTTGCTCCTGGGCAGCAGACGCGAGCGTAGGCCTGGCGGCCTCAAAGACTTTCTCTGCCAGCGGAGAGAGGAGTTGGTCTACCTCGGTGGTCGAGAACGCGAGCGATGAGAAGTCGCCCCACCCGGCCTCGGACAGCTCCTTCAGTTCTGCGGAGAGAAGGCCGACGTCCCACTCAGCCAGTTCGTTGGTCTTGTTGTCTGCGAGTCGGTAGGCCTTCACCTTGTCGGGAGAGAGGTCTGTGGCGACTACGACGGGCACCTTCTCGATGCCCATCTTCTGCGCCGCCAGCCACCGAGTGTGGCCAACGATGATCACCAGCTCCTTGTCCACGACGATCGGCTGTCTCCAGCCAAACTGTCGGATCGACTCAGCCACAGCGTCGACGGCCTTCGCGTTTCTCCGGGGATTTTTGCCATATGGCAGCACCTCATCGACCCGCTTCATGACCACCTTCATCGGATTCCTCGCATGGAAACAAAGTCTGTCACTAGGGGAGGTTGCTCGCTGGGGAGACCGGAAGTTTTGAGGTCAGGAAGGACCCTGGTCGCGGCTTTTTCTGGAGGTGCTCTCAGCGGTTTTTCTTAGATTGCTTATTTAGCGGCGTCGTCATTCTGCGCCGAACACGCGGCGATCTGCAAGCGGAGACGCGCACGTAGACGTGCGATCCAACGCGATCAGAGACGTATCGCTTGCGTGGATCGGCTCGCACAACCTTGACGTCATCGTCGAGAATCGAGTCCACTTTCCCGTGCTTCATCGCTGTTGCGGCACCCATCAGCGCGTCCATGACAGCCTTCAAAAGGTTGTCTACGTCAGGCCTTGGGACGATGGGCGCGCTCTCCTTCAATCGCTTCTTCGCACCGTAGTGAGAGCTTGGTCTGGCAAAGCAGCACCAGACGCACACCACGATTTTCCTGTCGTTGAATCGCTCCCTCCATACCTTGCGAGGCACGGTGGCGATTGCCTTTGCGATCAGCGCCTTCCTGTATGCCACGACGGGATGCTTGGCCGGCGTGTAGCCCCTGGCAAAGCCCCCTGCGTTTGAGATGCGAGGGCGAGGCTGCGGCACAGGCATCCATGGCAGCGTGAACTCAATGTCTTCAGGGATCATCGAACCTCCTTGACGATGTCGGCACCTACGTACTTCCAGTGACCAGTGGCGCTGATTCCGATCTGTCGGGTGACGTCCGGCTCGAGAGAGCCAACGAAGTCATAGCAGTGGGCTACGAGCTTTCGATTTCCCTTGCCCTTTCCAGACTTCACGAATGCGGTCATGCATCGGAAGCCACGGAAGGCTTCATACGCTCCGTCAAACGGCCCGCCTTTGATCTCAAGCAACTGCATCGCCTGCATCCTTTCTTTTCAGTGCCTCTCTCGCGCCGATGGGCATCGCCTTCCAGTGCGTGACGCCATGCTGGGCTTGTCCGTCCGGCCAGACGAAAAACCAATCGCTGTTGCTGCTGAAGAATACGAGCTCGGCAACGTCTTCGTCTCCCAGAGAGTCTACGTAGCAGGCCAGCACGTTCTGCCCGTTGCGTGGATGCCCTCCAAGCACTGGAGTCCACTCGTCCTGCTCGCGGAGCCGGGTGATCTCGGCGCACGCAAGCTCGACCATATCAGCCAGCCAGTTGTCGGCGGTCAACTCGCGGACCTTCACGCCGACGCGATGGAGATCATCGATGTCGATTGGCTCACTCACGCATGCCTCCTTTCCTGTTCTTCTCAAGCAAGCACTCAAACGCTGACCGGTCCACATACATCTGCACCTCGGCAGGCTTGTTGCCCTGCTTGCGGAACGTCTCGGCGGCCTCTCTGTAGATTTCCACGCCTCTCTCCAAAGCGCACATCTCCGCAGCCGACAAGCCAGGGATGCGTCCAATCGCCCTCACTCGCATCCTCTCAAATCGACGCCGCATGCGCTCTAGTCCAACGCGGAGAGACTTCGATGACTCCTCCAGCCCGTTGATCCTCGACAGCGCCCACGCCTTGTAGGAGTCAAAGCTCGGCTTTGCTCGCTCAATCTGGAGCTGGTACTCCAAGTGCTTGATGCGGTCGCTCATCATCGCTGTCTGGCGAACGAACTCGTACCGCAGGTCGCGTTCATCGAGTGGAGGTGTTGCAGTGTCGGTCAGTACCTTCACGTACGTCGGCTCTTTATCGTCCATCATCCCCGCCTGCGTGATGGCAAGGCTCCACTGCTCGTCTGTTGGCTCACCGGCCAGGCCCCTGATCTCAAGCGTGATCCTTCTCGATCCGATCATGCGGCCTCGAGGTGGCACTGACTGCTCGATCTCGTTCATCCTGCCGTTCAGGCCCAGCAGGCACTCAGCGAATGCGTTCAGCCGATCCTGCATTCGTCGGACGATCCCCGGAATGTCTCTGTGGAGCGGCACGGGTTGCTCTTTGGTGTTCATGGCTTCTTTCTTGGTTGAGGGCTTGGTCACTCGGCTTCTGCTTTCTCTGATCGGCCACGATCATTCCTTCCGACTTCATGAGCGATGGCCGCAACACCAGCCAGGATGAACACGAACAGGAGCGTGCAGATCATGCCGGCCTTGAATCCGGCACCGTAGGCGTCGAGGTCGTCGTAGGTCTTGAGTTCCATGCGGTCGTATCTTTCGATCCCCATGATTCGTTTCTCCTGGCTGGCTTCGGTGATCCTTGGGCTAGTAGCGGCCATTGCAGTAATCCTTGGGATTGCGATGGGTGTGCGGCCCGGAGTGCTTTCAGCGGATGCCCATGCGTCAGCGCGACACAGGCATCACCACTCCGGGCCGCACCCAAATCGTCAGGGAGTCCATTCGCTCAACGGCACTGGGCTGTTGACGTTCGCCGACCTGATTCGCTCGACATCATCCACGAACCACTTGACCGTGCAGCACTTCCCGCACGGGGGGAGCTTCACGTGGTTGAACGAGTTGAACAGCATGATGCTGCCGTTCTCGATCATGTGCGCGAACCTCCTCTTGGCAAAATCGCACAGGCAGCACGTGGCGGCCTTCCCGACACTGATGCCACGGAACGTGCCTCCCCTGATCGCCGTCACATCGACGCTGCGATAGACGAAGATCAGGCCTAGGTCGCGGCACTCCTTGCACCGGAATACCTCCGTGACAGGCTCGATGTAGGTTGGCCGCTTGGCCTTTGTCTCCCTCTCGATTGCCTTCACGTGTTCGATGACGAACCTCGGCGTGTCGTGCCAGTTGGAGAACTGGACGAGTGGCTCGATGCCCTTCACCATCCGCATCGTGGCGTCGACGGCCATGTCTACGTCGATGTTGGCGAGAACCTCCCTCCATATCTTGAGAGTGTCCTGTGCCGCAGGAGCGTTCGATGCCCACGTGGCACACGCCGGGAAGGCGTCCTGATGCTTCTTCATCCACCTATTGAACTCATTCGTGTTCACGGCATATACTCCTCTTGAGGTGTAATCCTGTCAATCACTCGCCGGCCAACAGAACGTGATGCCCCTGCTTATGCCCCTTTCCTTGTTGCTTGGCCTGCTGCGGCGACGGAGCCTTGTCGCTGTTGGAGAGCCACTTGAAGATGAAGCTGCGGCAGCCCCTCTGCGTCTTGCGTCGGGCAGGGTTATCGATGCACCACTGGCGGGCCATGCGGATCTGTGCGACCACATCGAGGTGAGGGAACGTCTTCCGCCACTCCTCCACCATCTCGGCTGTGGGAGCCCAGGTGCCTTTCTCGCAGGGGATGGCAGGCATTGGGTCTGACGATGCCTCTCCCGGCTGGTCGGGCTTCTGCGTGGCTCCTGCGGCCTTCTGCGGGGCCTTCCCCTGTTCCTCCTTCCCTTCTTTCTCTTCAGGGATCAGGAATCCGGAATCAGGAATCAGCAGGGCTTTCCTGGGGCGGTCCCTAGGCGAGCCCTGGGCTTGGGGTTTTTCAGGGGCTACAGAGCGATTCTGACCCTTCGCGCCTCCCTTGCCTTTCGACGTCGGTGCCGGGGCCTTTCCTGCCTTCGCCCCCCCATGCGCGGAGGGCTTGGAAACCTTCCCTGGCGCGCCTTGGGCTTTCCCTGGTACAGCCCTAGGCTTCGCCTCGCCTTTCCCTAGGCTTGGCGCTGGCGGCAGCTTGGAGTCCGCCTCGCGATGGTGCGGGTTCTGGTGTCGTGCGAAGCCCTCGACCTGAATCAGGCTCTGGCCTTCGACTTCGTACCGCACGATGAACCCTCGATCCGCCAACTGCTCCAGAGCGTCATCGACATTGACCTGATCGTACGGGTAGAGCTGTGCCTTGATCCTGGCTGGTCGATCCTCGAGCCGCCCCTCGCGATCCGCGATGCACCACAATCCGATGAACAGCAGTCGCGTGTCGATGGCGCACTCGGCCAGGAGCTCGTTCGCAAACAGTGCCGGCTTGATATTCCTTGCTCTCATTGTCGTGTCCCTACTTGGGTGTGGAAAACATGACGGGGCCGGCGCAACGCACGCCGGCCCCGCCCCCGTCATCAATCGTTACTGCTTTGCCGGCTTGCGACCAGCCCTACGCTCCATCGAGGCGACAGCCTCTTGAACACCAGCCGGCGGGGCCTCGTAGGCATCGCCCCTCTGGTCTTCGATGGCAACCGGAGCATCGTCGGCATCCGCTTCCACCTCGATCACATCGTCATCGTTGCCCTGGCTGCCGGGCATCGACGCCAGGAACGACAGACCCTGCGGAACGGAAGACTCGGCCTGCTCGTCCAGAGCCACAGCCCGAGACAGTTCCGGCGAAGTCGGCAGCAGCTTGCACAGCCTGCGAAGCGCCGTCTTCTTCGCCATCTCGTCCCAGTGCGTGACCCATGGGCCACTGCCGCCAGCCTTCGACTGCTGGCGAATCGTCTCCACCTCTCGCTTCCACATCCATTCAAACTGGACGCCACCGTCACGGAGCCTCGCGACTGCGTAGACAGCAATCGGAAGTCCCGGTGCACCATCGGTGGGCTTGTGGGAAAGCTTCTGCTCCAGACCGTACTGGAAATCCCACTCGTCATTCTCGTACACCACATGGGTGTAGATCGTGCTGATCTGGCTCGACCGTCGAGCCAACTCGATCAGACCCTTGTAGCCAGGCATGAACTGGCACTCCAGCTTCCCCGACTTCCGGTTGTTGAACGGAATCAGGTACGCATGCCCCAGCACACCGTCAGGCTCCAGACCAAGCTGGCTCGCCTGCACGATCGCACCCATCAGCGACCTCGGCTCGCAGTCGAGCAGCGAAGGCGTCTTCTGGATCGCCGTGTTGACCACGCGGATCATCCGCTCGGCAGTCATGTGCCGAGGCAGAGCCTGCGTGATCTGATCCTTCATCTTCTCGATCATGCCGCGGACGGTCATGACCTTCTCACGAACGCTCAGCGTCTTGCCGGTACTCATTTGCCCTTGCTCCTAGTGAAGCGGCGAACGTAGACGTCTCTCGCCTCTTTCGCCTCGTAGTGTGAAACCGAACCCTTCCAATTGAAGCGGATGCCCTGCTGGGTCATGCCGCCTTCGCGACTACCGATCCAGTACTTGATCTGCGACTCGATCTCTTCGGCCCTAGCTCCGAGAGCCTTCATCTGCTCCTTCAGCGACTGCAACTCAGCGTCGAGGTCATCGGCCTCTGGTGGCAGTGCGATGATGTCGGAGATCTCGGCTCTCGGAAACAGAGACTTCACTGCCTCGGCGCTGTTTGGCCCAGGTGCCGGGGCAGTCTGACTCGTCACGTTCTCCCAAAACTCACGCTCGGCCTTGACCAGCATCGACGCAAAGTCAGGGTCGAGCTTCCGGTCGTACACGCGAAGCCTCTGGCCCCTATGGAGGGCGACCAGCGAGCCGTGCGTGACTCCCGCCACGATCATTTCGTGAGCCAACTGAACCTCGTAGTGAGCCGGCAGGGCTTCCTCCCATGCGTCGGCATCGAACGAGGTGTTCTTGATCTGAACCACTGACCGCTCGCCATCCACGACCTGGGTAGCGTCGAGGCTTGCGAACATCCACGGCAGTTCCGCGTGGCGAAGGATGGTGAAAGGCTTGCCTGCCTTCACCTTCCGGCCAGACTTCTTGCCATACCACTCACCGATTGCCTTCTCCAGCGCGTTGCCGGACTCGACAACCTCGTTTGCAGAGAGGTCATCGGCCTCGATCAGACCAACCTTCTCGCCCCACAGGGCAAGAGGGTCACGGTACGGATCAACGCCGATGGCTGCGGCAGCGTCCGAGCCGCCGAGGCCAGACTTCCTCTCCTCAAGCCACTTCGCTCGCGCCTTCATCTGTGCCGGCGTGAGAAGCTCACCATTCAAAGCGCTCAATTCAACCTTCCCTTCTTGGGGTCATGCGAAGCATCGGCTCCATCAATTTCGAGAAGCTCCGACCGAAGAACCCTGTGTCCCTCGGGACCCTCGACACCAATCCTGACAGCCCCTCCTCTGAGGCTCACGACCGTGATCCTGACCAGCAGGCTCGCGATAGTGATGGACTGCCCTTCCTTTCTGGTTACAACCAACATCGGTAACTCCCTGTTCTTGAGAGCGTCGGGCATGCGCTGCACGACGCCGTCTTGTTTTCCGGCAACTCTTTCAAGATGCCTTCCTCGGTCAACTGCTTCGCCGCGAACGATCACGTTCGGGGTCGAGATGCCTTCAAGTCGGTCCCAAATGCTCGGATCAGAAGGCCCATGGCCCATGACGAAACTCCTATGCAAGACAAACGGCGGACGCTGCATCCGTGCAACGCCCGCCGTTCGTAAATGCCGGCCTCCATGCTGGCGAGGTGCAACGACCGTCCATGCCGATGCCCATCCTGCAAGCATTTTAGCCCTTGGGGGTCCTATGGTCAACGCTTTGTCCTACCCTTGCCCTTGGCCGCAGCCTTCAGCTCGTAGACGCGATAGCTGGTCCCCGACACCGTCTTGCCCTCCTCTCCAGTCCATCGCACCAGCCCGGCGCGGGCCAGCTCGCCGAGCTTCCGCACCAGCGTCACTTCGCTGATGCTCGTTCGCTTCCAAAGCTCTGCCTTGCCTGCTGGGCCGTCCGCCAGAGCCTCAAGAATCCGATCCTCGATGCTCTTGGCCGCTGGCTTCGGACCATTGCCCACCGCAGGAGCCTTGGGCTTTGCCGAGGCTTTACCTGGGCTCGCCTTGGGCTTGGTGACTGGAGCCGAGAACGCATCCATGATGTCATCGTCGTCCGGCGAGGAAGCCAGCGACCGCTCCGCATCCTGCTCGGCAGCGTTTGCCTTCTTCATCGCCCTCTTCTCCGCAGCGCGAGCGCGCTCTGCGGCCTTCTTCTTCGCCTCGTCGCTGAGCTGCTTGGAGAAGTCCACTCCCTTCGGCACCTCGATGGGCTTGATCGCTCCTCCGCTGAACGATGCCTCTGCGGCCTGGGCGAGCGCCTTCTTCACGCTCTCCCTGAGCGACTGACCTGACAGCCCATCATCGGCCTTCTTTGCAGCAGGGGCCTTCGGTGCGTCGACGGCTGCCTTCTTGGAGGTTCCCTCGACCACTTTCTTCAGCTCCTCGCCCGGCGTCCCCAGCTTCGGCTTGGTCGCCTTCGCAGGCTTCGATGCCTCGGCCTTTGCAGGCGCGGCCTTGGGCTTCTCCGAGGCCTTCCTCGGGCTCGCCTCGGCCGTGCCAAGGATCGCCTTCGCCTCAAAGATCAGGTAGTCCGCTTGATCGCGGAGCTTCTGACCTCCACGCCAACGATCCCTCACGGTGCCGTCGGGCATATTGATCTGCCCCCAGCCCTGTCCGTCGGGCCGCACAGGGATCACGACGGACATCTTGTACTCGGCCAGCAACTCATTGAACTTCTGCTCGGTCATGCCATCTCTCCATTCATGGTGAAATCGAACCAATCGAACATCGAACATCGAGCCAACTTTCACTTACTCCACTGGCACTCGGTCGGAACCTTGTCGCTGCGAAACCTGACGAATTGCGGGTGCCGCATGGCACCTGTCTCAAACAACTGCCAGCCCTTCACCTCGATCACCTGCCCGATCACCTCGCGGGGCCTGTTCCAGAACTCCATCCGCATGATGTTGCTCATGCCGCCGCCGACGCGGAGCTTCTCAACCAGCTTTCCGCCCTCGTACAAGCCACAGACCAACACGCCGCACATGCCTTCCAGCTTGCCTTTACCCTCCTCGAGCCGCATCACGACGTAGTCCATCGTGAACTCGCGCTTGAGGCGTCCAATCGTGCCGTCCGAGTAGGTGTCTCGCGAGTTGCGGAACACCAGGCCTTCGGCACCGCCCTTGATCACGGACGATTCCCACATCGCAGGCGCGAATGAGATCGGCCTCGTCACCACCGGAACCAGCCAATCCGCGTGAGCGGTCACTCGCTCGATCAGGTCGAGCCTACGCTTGTAGGTGAGCGACTCAGCGACAACAGCACCGTCCAGCTCCACGATGTCGAACGCGACAACGCACTCCTCCAGCCCGGCCTCGACGCCAGTTGTCGCGCGAGAGGTGCCGCGGATGAACTCCCCGATCAGGGTCATCTTTGGGCATCCCTTGCCAACGGGCTTGCGGTCCTTCAGCTGCGCCTGGCGGGAATAGATTTCCGCACTGCGGTCGTTTGCCTTGCCGATCACAACCCTCGCCCACCAGCCGTCATGCTTCGGCTGGACGATGTCCCACCTCGACAGGTCATCGTCGATGCTGGTGAGGTTGCGGTAGTCCTGGGTTCTGCCTGCGTACTTGCTCATAGCCTTCTTGCTCCAAAGCGTTGCCGGCGAGAGGCAACACACCCCTCGCCGGCACTCGCGGTCACTTTGCTTCTTTGTCGTTCTCTGGCTCATCGTCGTAGTTGTCGCGGTGGTCATCGTCGGATCGATCGTCTTCGCCGAGCAGGTACTCGCGGTACTCTTCTCGCTCCAGATCGGTCATGTCCGGTCGCCACCACGAAGGCCTCTTTGCCATCACACCCTCGCTTTCATCTGGCCGAAGTGGGCAATGATCGCCACCTTGCAGGCCACAGCGTCTGTCTCTGGCCCGGTCGTGACCCTGGGTCGAAGCCCAAGGTCCGAACAGATGCCGCGGAGCAAGTCGAGGCTATGCACACCCTCGACACGGTCATCGACGCTGCCGTCTGCATTCCGCATCGCCACCTTGAACGTGGCAATGTGCCGCTCGATCAGTCGCATCGGGATGCCCCTGTCGTGAAGCATTCGCGCTGACAGCAGGCTGCCGCCGTTGCAAACCTCGATCACGTTCAGGATCGTAGCCTTCTCGACAATCGTCCACCGTGGCATGATCTCGCCACGCTTCAGCTTCTTCGCAGCCATTCTTCGGCCTTTCTTGGTTAGGGTCACTCGAACGAAACCTTGCCGATGCGGAGGTTCTTCCGCAGCTTCTTTGTGGCAACGGCATTGGCGTGTCGCACGACCACGACGCTCGCCCTCTGTCGATGCCCGACAGGGCGGTCGGCCCCGTCGCAAATCATGCACGTGATGCACTGCAACCGATTGCCCTGCTCGTCAGAGCCGGGGCAGCCACACTCACCTCGCGTTGCTGGTTCGGCCTTGAGGGAGTCGTAGTCCCTGAAGGTTCTCCAGCCCAGAGCCCACGCACGGTCGCGTTGGGCAATGGAATGAACGGATGCCATGAGCAGCGAGCGGTAGCACTGGTACTCGGGCTGATCCCACTGGTGCGTGTACCCGGTCCACCCAACAACGATCTCGCAAAGCCTCTCCATCTTGTCGATCGGCACTAGCACCGGATCGCCATATCCGCCCCACCGCATCGTTCGCGAGCGAAGCATCTTGTCGTGTTTCTCGCTGTCGTACTCTTCGTACCGTCCAGCATCAAAAGCCTTCCAGATGTTCAGCGGTGCGTACTCAACCTCGACGTAGCATCCGGCAAAAAACAGCGGGCAGCGGAAGCAAGTCGAATGCACTCCGTCGATCCTCGCCTGGGCCCGGTCCTCGATGGGGTTGACGTCCGACCTGACGATCCAGACGGTCACCATGTTGCCCGTTTTCCTGTTGCGACTCTCAAGCGTCGCAATCACCGCGTACGGATGCCCTGTGCCAGGGGAGATGCCCCGGTGCAGAACGATCCCGATCAACTCGCGTGGCCGCCTGCGCGGCGCCCTGACTCTCTTTGCCTTCATGGCATTCGGTCCTTTCTTGGTTCAGACGGGGAGGATGTGGTCTTCGATCGCGCCGGCAATTTCGTCGATGTAGTTCTTGAACCTCACGATGGTGTCACGGTCACCGTCGATGTCGTTCCCCATGTCGATCATGTGGAGACAGTCGGAAAGCTCACTGGACAGGGTTTCGGCAAGCCCATGAATCCACTCAGCGTCGTCTGCTTGCCTGCCGGCCCCGGTGTCGTAGTCGCGGACTTGCGGTCGGATACTGCCTCTCGACAGCGATCCGGTCGATGCCACGGCATACAGCATGGACGCCTGGCCTCCGTGCCAGTTGGCGGCGATGCTCGCAAACTCCGCAGGAATCTCGATCTTTCCGCTCGATACCGTCTCGCGAGCGTTGCGTTCTCTGTCTGTCATGTAGAGCCAGCCTTTCAGGCCGATGGTGTTGAGGTTGTTCAAGGATCACCCTTTCAGTTGTTGCGGTCACTTGGGATGCGGCGAGTCATCTGGTGAAGCAGCGAGAGCCGCAGGTCTTGCGACGTCCAGTCCTTGAGCTCGCGGCGGATGTGGTATGCCATGGCGGAGATCGCTTGGTTCTCGGCCAGATCAGTCCTGTCATCCATGAAGTCGCCCACGTAGGAACCGTTGAGCAACCACTGGTTTGACTCCCACACCTCGATCATTGCGGCCGGCTCGGACCAGTCGGATCGAAGGATGAACTCGGTGCCTCGCACGGTGCACTTGACTGCATAGAACGAGTCTTCGGCGGGAATGGGCCCATCACAGCAAACCTTGATCCCGGCCTCCGGGATGCTGTAGCTGTGGCCGGGCGTGAGAGGTGGGCTCTTCATCGAAACAGCGACGACGTTGAGTGCCGCCCTGGACTTGAACAGACGCACACTCTCGACGGTCGGAACCTCCGACTGGCTGAATCGGATTACGGTCAACACATACAAACCTGTCATCGTGAAACCCTCTTGGTTGCCTTCCGCTTCGATGCCGTACCCTCGACGTTGAGGGCAGGCTTTCGGCGGCGAATCATCTTCAACTCGATCAGGTGCGCTTCCTCCTTGCCTCGCACCACGGTCAGAACCCGATGGACAAACGACTCCTCTCCGTGCCGAACGATGGCACGATGAAGAGCGTGTTTGAAGGCCACTTCCTTGCGGCCCCTCGCGTCGTAGAGGTGTTGGACCCACCGCTTCCGAATGCTCTTTTTCACTGCTCTGCCACGGATCACGGTTATTCCGATGTAGACCTGTTTTGTTGCGGTGCATCGGATTTCGTAGATCGCGTGATTTCTGTCGCTTCGGCGTTTCCGCTTGGCTGGCATCAAATCGTCTCCCGGTCCCGGCGCTCGGCCTCCTCGAGCAAAGCTGCCGCCAGATCGGCCCCACCGTTTGCGATGTTTTGCGGCTTGTTCGGCGATCCCCATCCGCCATCGGCAATTGCCTCTGCGGACGAAATGATCGATTCGACGTAGCCGTGAACACACAGATCGGCAATTGCTTGCTCGACGGCCAGGCCAAACGGACGCCTCGATCCGCCACCCACCGGTTGCGTGTAGAGAAGAGCAATGATCTCGCCCCTCGACTCGGCATCACCTGAGGTCTGCCCGTCGCTCATGTACGCGGCGAGCTGGGAGATCAGCGACTTGATGCGGCGTTGCGACTTGGTGGACAGGTACTTGGTTTTCATGGAAATCGGCCTTTCGTGGAAAAGTGGTGAAACAGGTGAAATCAGCCAAACCGTCAGATCAGTCGATGTAGATGCAAAGCTCGATAAATGCTATTTGCCCCGGCACTCGCCAGAAACCCGGAATGTCGTCGTTGGCGCGAAGACGGCGAATCGCGTCTTTAGCCTTCCACGGCGAAAGGTTGAAAAGCCCCTCGATGCGCTTCCACTGCCCCTTGCCGCCCTCGCGGTACTCGATGCTCCACGAGCGAGCAGTGAACGGCCGGGCCCGGTACTCACACAAAACGCGAGGCTGCGGTTTGGGATCGTAGTGGTAGGTCAGTTGCCCCATGACGGTCTGACCGTGGAGCGACTGACACAGCGACAGCGCCTTGGCGTGCGCGGCGGGCCTGCTGTCGTGAAGGTTCTCTGGCGAAGCGGAGAACTTGCGGTTCCCGGTCTTCGACACGACCCACACGCCACCGTCCGCACGGCCCTCGATGCGGACCTTGTAGACGCTCGGCTTGACGGTGATCGTCTTGCCATCCCTCGATTGCGAGGTGCCGGAGTGCCAGCACTCCTTTCCGATGGCGCGATAGACGTTGTTGACGGCGAGAAGTTGGGAGACGGTCATTTGCGGTGCCCTTTCTGTAGGCGTGTTGGAGCGGTGAGAACTAGATGCCTTCAACCTTCAGCGCGAGTCGCCGGCCATTCTGGCCAGCGCGGAGCGTGGACTTGAACGTCCCGGTGGAGTAGTGCTTGTAGGCCACTTCGACGGTGCATGGCCCTTCGAGATCGCGGAGGAAGAACACGGCACCACTTCGCCAGTCAAAGCGGCGATTCACGGTCTTCTGCCTTGGGCGGGTGATGGCGATTTTGATTCGGCAGGTCTGCTTGCATCCGGGCATCGTGCGGTCCTTTCGTGGACTTGGGAAGGAAAGCTCCGGGGCCACAGCGGCCCCGGAGCGAGAAGCGATGTCACTCTGCTGCGACGGCCTTCTGCATGGTCGTGCAGCGGCGGCGGCGGGAGTTGATCCAGCGAATGATCTGCGGGACGGTCTTGAAGGCGTCCGAGCAGATGCAGTAGTAGGCATCGGCACCTGGGGCTGACTCAAACACAACGTCGACGGCAATTCCTGTCGTGTTGATGTAGCCCCATGACTGGCTGAAGGCGATGCATGCGGTCGTGTGATCCCAGAACTTGATCGTGACGGAATGCGCGGAAGACATGACGATCGGTCGATGGGCGGACGTTCCGAACTCTTTTTCGAGACGGCGGGCGAGACAGTAGAAGCCCATCGATTCATTGCCAGACGCGGCGGCGAAGATTTGCTTGATCGTCGTGGCGGCGAGAGTGATCTGCTGGACGGTTTGGATCTGGTTCATGGTTGCGGTCCTTTCGTGGACTGTGAATGAGTGTTGGAAACAAAAACGGAAGCGGTCCTGGGTTCAAGAGCCAAGGCGACGGGCCAGAGTTGTGGCAGCAGCTCCACGGCTGAGCTTCGTGCGGAAGAGGGGCTTGCCAGACAGGAACCCGAAGACCTGAATGGTCAGCGGTCCCTTGAGCTTCGCGACGAAGGCGGCTGCCTTGGTCCGGTCTTGGAAGGTTCGCTCTTTCGGCTTCTGCTTGACGTTGCAAACGACAACGACAACTGCGCGGCGGGCCATGGCGAGAGAGTGAGACATCGTTCGGTTCCTTTCTTGGAAATCGTCCCTAGGCCAACGTGGCCTACCCCTATTATCGCCCCTAGGGGCGTATCCTGTCCAGTCCATTTCCCTAGGCTTTCCCTAGGCTTTCCCCTGCCCCTGCCCCTGCCTGCCCCTGCCTGCCCCTGCCTGCCCCTGCCTGCCCCTGCCTGCCCCTGCCTGCCCCTGCCCTGCCCCTGCCTGCCCCTGCCCTGCCCTGCCCTGCCCTGCCCTGCCCTGCCCTGCCCTGCCCTGCCCTGCCCTGCCCTGCCCTGCCCCTGCCTGCCCCTGCCCTGCCCTGCCCTGCCCTGCCCTG